CTAGCACCTAGCATTAAAGCGCTTAGCATCTCGTGCAACAGAAAAAGGAATAAAAGCACAACGAAGGTAACCAGCAATTACATTATCTTTATAAAGTGTTTTAATTTGATATCGAATAGAAACAATATTTGCCAGCATTAACCAACTACATATTAGAGCTAACATGCTGCCATATAAAATAAAAAGGCTAAAATCGGAGATCAAGAAAATAAGATTAATTATCAAAAGTGTTTTAGAAAGGTTAGATAATTTAGCCATTACGTGAGGTGATACTTTTTTCATAAAATAGAATTTATCATTATCGGATGGTCGCTAATAATAATCCTATTCGCAAAAGGCATAACAAGTATTTAAGAAAAACATTTTTACTAAAAAAGTATTATTTATGATGCATATCTCTTACAGGAATCCGCTTTATTATTACCAACAAGCAAATTTATAAAAAACACTATTACAGCAGTCACAATGATAAAAAAGCCGCTATAAAAAGCGGCAAAGATAAGATGATCGTATTATTTTTTCACAGGTTCTAATTTAAGCTCACCATTAGCAATAGCGATACGATACAGTTGACCATTAACTTCATCACGAATAACAACCCCTGCCCCCGCTTTATTGATTTTGATGTCATCTTGCATCCAACATGCACCATCTGCGGTCATAAATCCTTGTGACGCATTTCGATTATAAGTTTGACCATACAATGCACTGATATTTAATTGACCGGCTTGCTCAAAACCGCTATAGGTTATCACTATAGTTTTAATATTAGCAGCATTAATAAACCCAGTAACATTAGCAGTTTTCAATGTTTGACGAGAAGAATAAACTGATTTTTTATGTCGGTCATGTAAATCAATATCAATGATCCCTGCCGATAATTGATTATAACCAAGTGTGCTACCGATCATATTAAAGTGATTTCGCGCCCCCTCTAACGATATAATAACTTTATATTCATCACCTTTTTCAACCTCTAGTCGTACTGATGATTCAGGGTTAAAATCGAACATTGGGGTAAGATCAACCTTTGATTGCAACTTACCATTTTTTAATAATTGAGTATAACATCGAGGGCGATGATTAATAAAAGCAAGAAAGTTATCTAGCTTAGGTATATAACTATTAGTTAATGCTGAACCAACAGTCGGTGGCGATAATTCTGGCATTATATTACGAGCGACATAACCTTCAGCTATAAAAGTATTTAAACCAGGGTTAGATTCATACACTAATGGTGATAAATCACTACCATTTAATTTTCCTAAAGTTGCACCATAAAGCTCAACAATATTACCCGATGCCTCTGCATAACCAGGTGGGAAAGTATTACCCCGTAAAAATTGAATAGTATTGGTTGCTGTTTTAGGTGCATCCCAGCCCATTAATTCAAATTTATTATTACGCCCTTCACAAATAAGAAATGCTTCAGCACTCACTCGTGACCATTGAAAATCAAGACTTGCACAAGTATTACCTGCAACTTCACCACCAATTTTCCCATTAGGGCGTAGTAATGGTGATTTAACTACAAACCCTTGTTTGAATCGGCGTGCACATAAATTATGTAATTTATTACCGTTAACCCAAGTGATCCAACGGTTAGGAGTAATATCATCAATTACTGCTTGTAATACATAAGGTTGTTCAAAGCCATCGACATAGACATCAGAAATAAAATTGCGCCAAACATATTCATGAGAGCGCCGCTTAGTTAAGTCAGCAGTCCAACTTCCCGCTAATAGAACTAAACCTTGTCCTGTTAATTTAGTTTGATCTGCAACAATACCATGTGCGGTGTAATCATAATCAATCCAGCCATTGATAATGTTAAGTTGTGAAATTTTATTTTCAATACACCCTTTTGTTACCCATTTCCCTTCAAATTTTTCTGATGATGATGTCAACATAACCATTGCTTTATCAAAATACGCAAGTGATTTTGAACGCATAATTATAGGTTTCCCCACAAGGTTGACATTATATTTCAGTATGACACCAATAATATTACTACATAACTCTAGCGTGCCATCCCATTGCACATTAATATCTTTCAATTCAATGGTCTTATTAAAACGATAGACTTTATTTGGTATCCACAATATTAATCCATCTTTACGACAAATCTCTGCAGCATAATTAATCTTATCCCCCCAATCAGATAATGGGGCATAATCAGCCAGATTATCAATAGAATAAAAACTTTGACCTTCAATACAAGGTTGTAAATAATATTTTTGTTTATCTACAATAATAAAAGTTGTATTGGTATCAATTTCATTAACATCGCCATGGCAGGCCACGCGATAAATTTTATCATTAATACGTAAGCCATTATATCCTTCAGGAATGGTATCTCCGACAGCTAAGTTACGACTAATAGGATAAATTTTAAGGCCTGAGACGCTTTCTATTGCTTGGTGATCCTTCGCTTCAGCCCATCCTTTATCAACAACCGTATTTTGAGGTCGTAAGTCACTGACAGATCCATCTGTCATTACCTGACAAAGTTTACAATAATAATGATGAACACCATCAGTATTAACATAATTTTTTAAATCTTTATTAGAAATAATAATATTAAATTTTGTTTCTAATCCGTCAATGTCATTATTGTTTTTATAAGCATCAACATATATATAAAAAGGTTTATTAGATGCATCAATAACACGATTATTTTCTAATTCAATACGATGGCCAGAAATATAAGCCACACCTGCCATGACTTTATATACCCCTTCCATAGGTAATACCATAAAACCATTTTTAATAAACCAATCTTTACCTTGCTGATCAATAATGGCTTGCAATGCTAAATTTTCAACATTATCTAATCGTTGATGAGCCATAAAACTCGGGCCAGCAGCCATGATGGTGCTATTAGTAATTTCAGCAATGTTACTATAATTTAAAATAAAAGATCGAATTAACGTATTACCTTTTACGCCTGGACCATCGACGGTTTTAGTTGTTAACTTAGGATAAGTAATCGCAATAATAGTGTCATATTCACTACAATATAAGCAGCTCCAATTAAATTTAAATGGCCCAACATCACTGTCTAATGTTGTAGAAAGCGCTATTGCATCTTCAGATAAACGAATTTGTTGTTGAATTTTAGCATTATGAACAATTTCATTAGGTTGTAATGGTTCATTTTCTGTTGGCGCTTTACCACGATTAGGTTTATAAGCAAAAATCATTGAGTCAATTAGCAAGATTTTTTTTTGAGCTTGCATTTTAGCAATGAGTGCTCGACCTTTCGCAGTAATAATCACTTCTGGCTGATTTGACTGTTTCATCAAGTCAAGTGCATTAACTTTATCAACAGCGCCTGGAATGAACATGCCAGCCGTAGCACCGCCTGCAATCATTGTCGTACTTCTTAAAAAAGAACGGCGAGAAATACCTTTGTTATCATCGTTACTTATTGAATCTATTTTACTCATTCACTTACCTACTATTATGTATAAATAGCCCTTCAATTCATAGTTAATATATATAAAACATTGCTCTATACCATCATTGCAATGTATAACTAAAGTAATTAAACACCGCTATAAGTATTTATGGATTATTTATCTTGATGAAGTATTTTCAATATAGCGAAAGTGATCATCAAATACTACCGACCGGTATTAATATTAACAATAATTGACAAAGGTTAATTAACATCATCAATTAAATATTATTGATGCAATAAGAGAATTTTAAAGTAGCGAATAAAAAAGGCGTATTATAAATACGCCTCTGATAATCTTTTTTACTTAATATTGATTAATATTTAATTCCATATCTAATACTGATGAATAATCACTATCACCATAATCAGGATATAGTATTAGTGTTAATGCGCCCGAACGGCGACCAATACGAGCTCTAATTGGTGAGCTTTCACTACCATTACTAAAACGATCATTGCTATTAATTAAAATTTCAAAGCTACCATCATTCTTGGTGGCATTCCATTGTGCTTGAGTCCACTTTTTAGTTGTTGGATGGAAGTAGCCAATGGAACATGTCTCTTTTTCAATATTAACATTACTGATTTCAATACGAGCATAGAAATCAAAACAGCCCGCTTTAGTTGTCATTGTCCCATTATAGTCATGAGTTTTATTCTCTAAACAACCATTACTTGGACGCGTTGCATTCATTACTATGATACCTGGTGTGGAGCCAGCAACCTCAGCATACGATATCCGGAACTTACCTGTTGTCATATCAGCACCAAATACATTTTGTTGAATACGCCCTAATAAGGCATTTTTAGCGCTTGAACTGTAATTCCCCCCCATATCTAATCGTATAACTTTAGGTACTTTATTTCCTGCAACAAAAACATCATGCCGTGGCGTAACATCATTTTTAGTTGAATCAACAATATGAACACGATTATCCAAAGTAATCTGATTAACAATACAGTCTTCAGGTTTAAAATCAGTTCCAGTACTACAGGATAGCTGTAACTCTTTAAGACAATTTGCTGTAATGTCATTGTTACTAATATCAATAATATAACCACCATTACGATGTTGGCGCGCATCATGCATATTAATATAAGCTAGCTTACCCGCGGTATTATTTGGCGTATAAACACGGTTCCCCTTAAATACAGCACGACGATTAACCATTTGATTATCAATTAAGTATCTACTGTTATCCCACCAATTCACTGTTAGGAACGTAAATGCGCCAGACATTCGACCATCGCTGTTATAACCATCATCTGGTGATTCAAAATCACAATCAGTTATCTCATAACTTCCCACTATTTGCGTTGATATATCAGCAGTACGCGATAATTTAGGTAGCCAACACTTCACATTACGGATAACAATTGACTCAGCTGGCTCACTGCCATAATCAACACTGTTGTCCCATGGCATTCCAGGTTCAGGATAATATCCAATAAAGGTTCCTTGCGTTTTATCAACCGTTACATTAAATTTCTCTTTCATCGAACTAAAAAAGTTCTCTTCATAACGATGCTCAATATTATTAATTAAAGCATTACGTACTTTTTTCAAGTAAATACAAGTATTTGGTATACCGTCAGGCTTAAAATTATACGTGTTAATTGTTTCACAATCTCGCATTTCAGCACGAATACCAGCCAGATAAACCGGAGATAACTCTCGAGCACCAAGGCTATTTTGATGAGAACGAACTTTCACTCCTCGAATTCGCGCATTATTAAAAATTAAACGGTTACCTTCCCATAATACTGAAGTAACATATGCACTTGTATTACCATCTTCTCCACACCAAAAGTCAGCATCATTTTCCCAATCTAATCCTTCAATAATTAGACTTCGCATTGCTTTTTGTACGTCTAAATACCATGGATTAGTATTAGTAATACCACCAGAATATAGGCCTCGACTACAGTTTCGCATCACAACATTTCGAAAAACAATGCGATCATAAGGGAATTGATTCGCCCCTAAAAATGCCTGATGGCGCGAATTAGTTAGCGTTAAATTATCAAAAATCACCTCACCAAAACCAGCATAATCACCTCTAAAAGTATACTTTGTTGAATTGGGATTACCTTTTATTGGGTGCTGTTCTTTGCCTAAGAACTTATAACGGAAGCTACCATCATAAGTACAATCACGAGAAACAATACCACGGTATCCCCCCCAACCATCACCTTCAATAAGATTGAGCTTATCTGTTGTAACATGGTTACAATTTGTCTCACAATAATAAGGCATTTCTGGTACATTAGGCATCGTCATTGCACTCAAGCAATCATTAGCCTCAATACTAATAGGTGAACCAGTCCAGTAGATTTTTTTACTTCGGCAGCCATGAAACTCTAAACCATAACGAATAACAATTTCACCAGCCGTAGTATCAAAATAGACATTATCAATAAACGCTAACCGTACTATTTTATCCGCTGCTAAGTTTTTAAGAATTAATGCATTCGCTGCTGCTTTTTTAGCATCATTATAAATAATACCAGCCGTACTTGCTTCAACCCATAACGGTTTATTTAGCCCATCACTGAGATTTGGCGATAACGTAGCTTCTGTCCAATGACCATTTTCACGTACATATTTCTTATTATCATGAGGGGCATCACTAAGAGCTTCCGCCCATGTACCATCAGTACGCATATTATAAACTAAGCCTGGTTGGCCATTCGTTAATGCAATTGCAGCCCCTACTTGCTCTACCGTTGGAATATTATTTTCATGAAAAAATTTCACGAAATCTCGGCTAGGTAGTGTTTTCTTACTACCACTTCGAAAACCAATATCTTCATTATCATAACCACTTAATATTTGAATCGCAGTATCTGCTTTTGGCGATACTAGTGATAACATATTTCCGTAAGTTGCCCATGATGGAATATTCGGTTGTGAAGAACCACCAAGTCGCATTGTGGTGCTATCAGTCGGAAAAGTATTAATATCAATATTTCCATCAACAATAGCAGTAATATATTTCTCATTATTTAATGTGGTGTTTTTTACATTTTCATTAATTTCGTTAATTTCATTTTTCATTTTAAAATTTCTCAATTTATTAATTTATTAATTATATTTATTTGTTTTTATTTGTTTTTCATACCACTGAAGATAATCATCGACTTGTTTTGCACAATTAGATAATGCGTTTTTTAGTCGAGGTAAATCTTCAGAAATTGTCTGTGCTGGTGTTTTTCCTGTTAATTTTGGTTTATTGCATGCCGTGATTAACCACGGCTCAGGTAACATAGTAATAACCTCTACATGGACTGGTTCAATATGGTTGCTGCAACCAACTAATAACATCATCAGGCCAACGAGTCTGATATTTTTTGTCTTTATACAATAGGTTATGTAACGATTCTGTAGTAACAATAAGTTCTCCTTGTTGTTTTACCTTTCGTTGCTCCCGTTGTCGTAATAAATTATTATTCTCTCTTTTCTGATCGACTAATCGTTTCAAACTTGCTGTGTTTGATTTATTAATCATTAGAATATTATCTCTATCTATTATTAGAGACTTCACTTCACGATCCGTATATTCAGATTTCACTAATAAAATAAAAATAATTGATAATAATAATAGCCTCATAGATACACTTCCTATTCAATGCATCGTGAATATTCTGACATTCTCCGTTTAACCAATCCTTTTAATTTTTTACCTCCACCATAAACCCAGCGAGATAATTGCAAGCAAGCTTGTAGCATTTTTCCAGTTCTTACATATGTGGATATTTTTGTTGCTGTAAGATCTTTATTTTTTAGAAAACGCTTACAGCCAGTATTAAAGATAAATGACGTTAAAGCATCATATTGCCCTTGAGTAATATAATTACTTCCAATAACATTATTTAAACAAGACTCCGCCTGTTGAATATTTGATACCCAATCTTTGGCAACTTGTTCATTATCTATAATATCTGTCGTTATATTATGAATATTACCAATACCATTTGTTTTATAGCCCGCAGGACAGCGATAAGCATCTAACCTACAACCTTCATAATCTCCAATCAGTTTTAATCCTTTATATGTTAAATTTAGTTTTCCTTGGTTTTCTCCAGCAATAACAACATTTCCTATTGGTAATGCACTATTCCCTACTCCACTATTACCAAGGAGTGCTATCACTGCAGTAATTGAGCATAAAATTGGTCTTAATTTATTCATGAATAAATATTCCTTTCTCTCTCGCTATTTGTTGCATAACTTTCTTATGCCAATAACTCAGAGATAGAGCGAATATCCCCATACAGAGTGAAATAATTAAAGACCAAGCTTCTATCGTCATGAATTGAAAATGGCCGATGATAACAAAAACCACAAACACCATTTTATTGACTAACCAATCCAATAACTCATACATCTTGTTATTCCTTGTTTATCTGAAGTAAATAGGGATTTTCTTCCAATATCTATCTTCAACGATGTAAGTCTCAATATTGATATTTCCGGTTACTCCAGTGTTTTACTTGATGCAGTGATTATTATTCATTTGAGGTGATAATGCATCAATTGTCGTTATGATACTATCGGAAAAGAGTGATAATCCGAATGAATCCGAATTTCAATTTACCATTTGATATGATTGATGTGTTTTTATGACAGAATTAAGCAATTGACTGACATCTCATTCACTAAAATGCAGCAGATCGAGGTTAATAGCGGTAGGTGTTCCTATCATTTCCCATAAAAGCAAAAATCTAAGCTTATCTATATCGAGCTAAAGGCTCACAATATTTTAGCTCTTTGTGGGTAATGACATTGTTTATACCAATGATTCTTGAATTTTTGCCTCAATATTAAATAGGTAATTCAAATGGCAATGCGTATTCACTGTACTCAGTGTGGCGAAAAAGCACGTATTAATAAAACAAACTGGTTTTCAAATGCAGCAGCAGACTTATATTGTTCATGTTCAGATCCTGAATGTGGGCATACCTTTGTAATGTCTTTAGGTTTTAGTCATACCATTAGCCCGTCGGCAAAAAACGTAAATGAACTTGTTATTGCTTTAGTTAAAACAATGCCACCAGAAAAAGTAAAAGAACTTCATCAAATGCTAACAATATAAACCTACGCGGAACGTTATTCGTTCCGCTTTAAAAAACCAATAACATCAATTGCACTTTATGAGGGAATGAATTGTAAACGGAGGAGATGAAATGTTGCTTTTAGGATATATAAAATTAACTGTTACATCTAAAAAACGAATAAACTCTGGTAATTAAATTCATTTGGCCGATATTTTATGTAAACGAGTCAAATATGACAAAATGAAATGATATAATATGCTATAAGTTTCATCGCTAACCCAGTCTGAGTAAATTTACACACCAACATATAAAGTAAATGTATAATTACCAACAAACACATAACGATTACGTTATAACGTATATTTATCTCTCATGTGTTAGTAACTATATACAGACTTAATCTGTTGTTATTCCATTACCTTGATAGGGTTGATAGTCCCAAATGAAACCTACTTCAACACATAAACCTCATATTACGACTCTTTCTCCTTACCAATATCTCGGTGGTAAAGCCGTCACATCAAAATTATGTTCAGTATTAGAAATTGATGAATATCAAGATCTTGCTGATATTTTCAATATTCCACGAGGCACGGTATCGACATGGCACTCTCGAGAAACGACACCATTTGAAATAGCTATCCGCTCCCACCTTGCAACAGGGGTATCGCTACGTTGGCTACTCTTAAATGAAGGTGAGGCATTTCCTCACATGATCACCTCAGATACAGAGGTAATATCAAACGCATTAACATTGCCTTATTACCAGTTAAAGTCAGGTGAACTTATGGCTCTTCCTGATTTATCTTTTGACCCAATATTACTTAAACAAGCTGATATTGAAGCCCACCTTTATATGGCACTACAAACATCGACTACAATCTTAATTATTGATAAAAAGGATAATTTACCTATTAGCGGCAGTTACCTCATCAGCATTGATAATTTAATGTCGATTAATGATATTCAACGATTACCCGGCAATAAGCTCGTATTGCATTATGGCCAATCTTCAATCGCGATTGCGCAAGACGATATTAAAATAATAGGTAAAGTTATTCTCTCAATTGAGCACGTATAAATAGCAATTGTTATTTATGAATAAAAAAGCCAATAAAAAAGGCGATCCGAAGATCGCCTTTTTAGAACATTTTTATATCAATCCATTGCTACTATGCTTTTTGTTCTTCAAGCTCTAGCATTTCTTCTTTCTGCTTCATTATATCATTAAACACTATTCGTGCTTCCTGAGCTAATGCAGATGCTTCAAGTTTAGCTTCTTTCGCTGTCATCGCTTCTGTTGTTAAACGGTGTAATTCTTCTGCTAATTCTTGAGGAACATCGCCATTATCAACACCACTATCACCACTTGCTAATGCTTCTGCTCGAATTTTCTTCTTAATCTTCCAGATTGCATTTAGCGCATCACGCTCAGTATCAGCAGCCTCAATCGCAACATCTTTTAATTGCTCAAACTTCGCTAACGCCATGCCTTCTTTTGACCATGGATCAACGTCTGGTAGTTCTTCAATATTGATCACTGGATCTTCGTAACCATTTTGGTGACTTAAATCAAGTGATGCTGCTTTTACAGCTGAAATCATTAACATTACAGTAATGAATAACAACGGTAAACCACCAACGATTGCTGCCGTTTGTAGTGTTGCTAGGCCTCCCATAAACATTAATACTGATGGCATGAACGACATTGCAAATGCCCAGAACAAACGGTTCCAACGCATTGGCTCTTCTGTAACATCATTTTGAACTACAGAAGCAAGAATATATGAAATTGAGTCGAACGTTGTTGCTGTAAAAATCAGACACAATAATGTAAATACTGCAATAACCACGGTACTGAACGGTAATTGCTCAAGAATAGAGAAGATAGCTTTTGTCGCGCCTTCTGCATTCAAAATACCCACAACATCAAGCGCACCGGATAATTGTAGCGATAGTCCATAGTTACCTAATACCATAAAGAATAGGAAACAACCCATTGAACCAAAGAAGATAGAGCCAGTAACCATTTGCTTAATTGTACGACCACGCGAAATACGTGCGATAAATAAGCCCATGCTTGGCGCAAATACTAACCACCATGCCCAGTAGAAAATAGTCCAATCTTGCGGGAAATGCGTATCTTCAAATGTACCATAGCCACCAAAAGGTTCAGCCCATGTTGCCATAATAAAGAAGTTAGAAAGCATACGTCCTAAAGAGTCCAGACCTGTTTCTAGCATGAAAATAGTCGGACCTACTGCAAGAATGAACGCAAGTAAACCCAATGCACCCCAAAAGTTAATATTACTTAGTACTTTAATACCTTTTTCCATACCAGCATAAGCAGAGTAACCAAAGATACAAGTACATAAAAGTAGCACTATAATTTGTGTTTCTGTATTTTTAGGGGTTCCAAATAAATAGTGTGCGCCTTCAGTAATTAACGGGGCGGCTAGACCTAATGTTGTTGCACCACCACCAAGCAAACCAAAAATGAACAGCACATCAATAACTTTACCCACCCAGCCATGACTACGTGCTTCACCAATTACTGGCATTAATGCAGCAGATACTTTCAATACAGGTTGTTTACGTACGTAAAAGAAATAAGCAATTGGCACCGCTGGAACAAGGTAAATACACCATGCAATAGGACCCCAGTGGAATACACCATAAGTTGCAGCCCAACGTACAGCCTCTTCACTACCTGGCTCTAATTGAAATGGCGGACTTTGATAATAATAAGCCCACTCGATAGCACCCCAGTACAAAATACTTGCACCGATACCACCACAGAAAAGCATTGCAGCCCATGAAGCTGTTTTAAATTCAGGCTCTTCATCTGCATCACCCAATTTAATTTGGCCAATATCAGAAAAAACAATGTAGATCATGAAAAAGAAAGCAGCCATACCAAGCGCTAAATATAAAAAGCCTAGTTTGTCTGTCATAAAGGTTTTAGCGACGGCAATCCATTCTGCACCTTCTTTAGGGAACAAAATAAGTGGAACAACCACCGAAATCAACATTGCTAATGCCCCAAAGAATGTAGGCTTATCAATCAATTCGAAATTTTTACGTAATGTACTCAAACGATATCCTTACTGCTATATATCATCCATGAAAAAGTTACATACATGATGTTCTTTTAACACTAAAGACACAAATAATATCAATTATGGTAACGATAAATTATTTTCATAATTAGCAAAGCAATCAATGATTTAATAAAATATCGACTATCTGATTTATTAATAATCAGATAGCTGATGTTTTTGTTACAAATAGAAACAAATAAGATTAATCGACAAGTATGATACTGATAAAATTATATGTTGGTTATCAAGTTAATCTTAAGCAGTAAATATCAAACACGTACCATATCAGTAGTTAAATATATGGGTTTGTAAGGATCTGTGACCGATAAATACTTATTTATTTTTCTAATATGGTTAACAGTATCATCGTTCAAATTTCATAATAATAATTTAAGTTCACCAATACCATTCTTCACCATTGCTAATTAACTAATGATAATACGAGTATTACTCTCCTTTTATTTATCATTAAAATAAAAAACAGTAGTAATATGACAATTAAAAAGAAAAAATGAGATTTAGTTACAACTATAGTAACTATTTTTAGTGTCTTATTATAAAAGTTAAGTACAATAGGCTAAATTACTTTTATTTAGAATTAATAACATGATTGAAACTCTTTTAAATCTACGCTCTTTAAGAGCTCAAGCGCGTGAAATGTCTATTGAAGATCTACAAGAAGGTCTACAGAAGTTCACTCAAGTCGTTGAAGAACGTCGCGTGGAAGAAGAAGCAGCTAAAGCAGAAAATAAAGAACAAGAAGCAAAACTGCAGAAATACCGCGATATGCTTGCTGCTGAAGGTATTACACCTGAAGAATTAATTGCATTAATTGGCGACAGCCCAAAAACAAAGAAAAAGCGTGCGGCTCGCCCAGCTAAATACAAATTTGTTGATGAAAATGGCGATGAAAAAACGTGGACAGGCCAAGGCCGTACACCTAAAGCCCTACAACAATTACTGGATAATGGCGACGCACTAGCTAGCTTCGAAATCTAA